TCCTAAACTTACCTGTTATTTTACTGGGTTTATATCTGTACTCCGCATACCGTTCCTGATATCCAAATACATCATTAATCGTACCATCTGCAATATCCGCCGCATCCACATATATCTCTTTATTCAACACCGCTTGCTCGCCAAGATGCGCTAATGACGGCCAGTAAAAATCATACCTGGTTTGCCTTGACCACATCCGATCCAATCCCTCCTGATATGTTAGGTCCGCCCTCACATTGACGATCCCGATAATGATGCAATGCTCCGTGAACGACTTACTAAATCCATGCCCAGTAAATGCCGCTGTACCCATTGCCGCCAATTTTCCCGCATTTGTATCCGTATGCGCAATAGGACTTATATTTACCGGCGTTGATCCACCTCCTAAATACTCTGGACGCTGTAATCTCGCATCCGGAGAAATAACACCAAAATGTGACTGAACGATCTCAGTATATCTTGTACCACTACGGGCATCCCGCTCTAAGATCCTCTGCACCTGGATAGCTTGCCTTAACTCATTAACTGTTGGCCCAATAGCATTGGCAAGATCCGCCCTTATATATGGAAATCCTGAATGATCGGGATGTTCCTCTATGTATGTTTGATATTGAGCACCGAGACCATAATCAATTCCCGCTGAATTTGCATAACGCACAGTTCCAGTATATGTTCCTGATTCATATACATCCACCCATCCATTAGGATACTGACCAGTTACTTTTCCAATACCAATTATTGGTGCCTCGGTGCCCAAATCCATTTGTACGGCATCCCCTTTTTGCAACCAAGGCAGGCATGACGTAAAATAATCGTGTCTTTTACCTCGACGTAACAACTTATAATCCACCGCATTGTCAGGACCATTATCAGTATTTACTTTCACAGAATTTTGAAGATTCTGATCCCTGAACCACTCATTATATATTAAATTGTAAGCACGAAACGGCAATGCTGAGAACTCATAAGTTGCATTTACGAGTGTAGGCAAACCAAAATAATCAAATATCGATTCGTTACTAAAATTCTTCCCATCGTCTATAACAGGCACAATATAATCAATATTATCTTCTGGATTTACGCGTTCACCGCAGAACTTCTGCCAATTATCCCACACTAATCTCATGGGTACCGCGAAGAAGAACGTCTCCATCCTCATATTATCCATAATAGGATATATAGGTGTTGCAATACGAGCAAAACCCGTCACATTGACGTTAAACGTATCTCCCGGCAACGCCTCATCAACCAGTATAGGCACCAAATATCCCGCATCAAACGTCGTTTTAACACCATGCGACCGATCAAAACTCGACCTCGGAATCTCCACTCTTGGTACTTCGGAAAACACATGCCTCATTACTGATTTCATACTATTCACCTCCATTTGTATCTCTGTAAATTTCAACCGGCCCACCGTCAGTATCCAAATTACCCGTATTACTATTAAACTTACCTATTCTATACAACACAAAATCCTCTGGATAATGATGTACCATACTCTCTTTATCATTTACTATTAACCGAAAACTTCTAATCGCCATTTGATCGTTTGCCAACACATATGGACTATTATATATTCTTGCCTTCCGGTCATAAACACTATACATATTCAGTTCCATTTTCATAGCTCCTTATTAGTGTTTTTGTTTGTAATTCCTTATATTTTTCTCTCTCCAACAATCTTATCCCATCGTCTTCATCTTTATATTTTGCTCTTTTCTCCTTCACCTCCTTATACATTGCCGGATCCAATCCCTCCAAAATATTATCATAATACATCGGAGGTTTCATCTTCTTTCCTCGAATTGTCAAAAAATCTTTTGGATATACATCTCTTTTATACTTATTTATCCATTCATTACCTATTCCCTTCCTCCTACTCATCAAGGCAAATTCTTTTTCTTTTTCTCCATATTCATTTTCTCTCGGACCTATTAACTTTTTCATAACGTATCTTGCCACGTAACCAGCAGATTCAAATGTTAACTCTCCAATACTACTAAATCCATACTTCCATACATCTTCTAAGCCTGCCGATCTATATACTATATATTCACCACCTCCATATAATACTTTTTTGTCATCGAAATCAAACCCAAACAAACACGCATGATAATGCGGTCTACTATATTTTTCACCATATTCACCACACGCATAATACCTTATCTTATGAGTATTATACTTTTTGCGCAATCGCTTCATAAACAGCTGAAATTCCCTTTTCGACACACTACCATTTGCCGGCAAATTATCATCGTTATATGTTAGCGTAATAAAACAATTTTTTTCCCATAAGCTTGCCTCATGGACGCATCGTATTGCCCATTGACGGGCTTTCTCAAGCCGACATCCAATACATTGACCGCACGGTAATTTTACTTGCAAATCAACATATGCTTTATTAGCAGAGAATATAATTTTTCTCTTACCCGTTTTGCCCACTTCTACCGACCTATATCCGAGTATCGGGTGATAACATGGCATTTCACATTCGGTGCCCTCCTCGCTTTAAACTGTTACTACTACTTTGCAAATTGAACTTATGTGTCTGATCTACACTATTTCTAAATATTCTCTTGCTAATTCTCTTTTTCAACTTAAATCTCTTTTTCATTTGATCTCATCCTTTCCTTCATCTTCCTCAATCGCATTAATTGTATGACCTGGTTCAATTTTTTCTAAAATCCAATCTATTAATTTAACAACAAACATTCTCCAAGGAATATCACCTCCATTCATCATTTTTATCTTCCCAATCCGAGAAGATATGGTTTCGTCCGGATCCCCGCATCCTACGGCATTTAGCAACTGATCCAAACCAATCAATACATTCTTTATCCACTTACCGACATCCTTCATTTTTTTTTCATCACATCCTTCACCGAACGATAATCTGGATAACGCCCTGTTTTTTTGTGGATCATCGTCACCATCCGTTCCGCCGCCCGTCTAGTTTTTACCAAATTGCCGATACGTTTTCCGGTTTCTTGGTCGAAGATTTCGTATTTCATATTCGTTCTCCTTTCGTTCGGGGTGTTTCATGATTCGGCTATATCCTATAAAATCTTAATAAATCTTCATTTAACTAAAGTCAAGATATTTAATCTATCTTACTGCACCAGCTTTGCCCGCTGGTGTCAGTTAGCACAGTTACATCAAGTAGGATCGTGCTAAGGTCGATCCCATCTCGAGGATCGACCCATAAAAAAAAGGCCGGCCATATACAACAGACCGGCCTTTTCTCATACTTCGGCAGGCTTAGAAGTTGTATGGAAATTCCATTTCCATACATCTTCTAAGCCTATTGTTATTATTTACTCTTTCTTCTCTACTACCTTCTCTACTACATTTTCTCCTAATTTTACCTTTTCTCCAATGCCATCCGTCGCGTCTGTCCAATCATTTCGAATCAATCCGATCTTTATCGCTTCATTACGATTTTCCGGATCAGACAGGAATTTCAGCATCTCATAAGGCGAATTTCTAAACCTTTTCCTAATATCGGACGGCATTTCATCAAATTTCGTTCTAACATCAATCAACATATCCTGTGCAGACTTAAAATCAATCGGACTTACATCTCCATACATCGCATTAATTTTCGATACGTGATTTATCAACCCTGTTTTATCATATTTCTTAATGATATTATTCACATCACACTCATCCTTATGCGCCTGTTCCGTCATAGTAATGACTTTTCCATCTTTATCTCTGTCAAATTTCGGCCTCAAAAATACACGCAATTCTTCCTTACTCACCTTATCATATCCGTATTTATCTCTGTATAGTTTACTCATATTATTTACCTTTCCTTAGCGGCATAGTTAATACTCCTCCAATACCAAAATTAGTCGCACCTGTAATTGCCTTGATGTATCCCAGCAATCCACCTGCTTTTCCTTTGTACGCTTCACTTTCTCTTTCTAATCCGATCATTATCGTATTCAGCTTTTTTGCCTCTCATATTAGCATATTAGTATATGCCTTTGTTTCTTTTACCTGGGCTTCCAACAGCTTGCCTTGAACAAATATATTAGGTATTTCAACTTGTATTCTCTCATTTTGCATCCGCAAATTCTCCATTTTCTCTTCTATTTCTTCAATTCTTTTTTTACTTTCTGATACCCCTTGTATCAGCGATTTCTCCTGGACCGACATCAGACTCTTTTCCGATCTTATTTTACCTATTTCTTCCACACTCCTTATAATTTCCTGATCCATTTTTTCGATCTCTTTTGCAATTTTTTCCTGCTGATATTCTAACAGCCTTTTCTGTTCTTCCATGAGTTCAATTTCCGGATCCACTTTGGAAATTTCAGCAAAATCTTTAGCAGAACTGCTCAATCCACTAAATACATTACTCATCGGCGCCGGCGGCATGCCTACCATCGGCGCTGCCGGTGAATTCCCAACCGAAAAACCACCAGAAGCAGCCAATATTGGATTCAAACCCGCCGCTTTCATATCTGCTACTGTATGCTGATATCTCTTCTTATATGCATCCATACTACGCTCATATGCAATACCTGCTTGCTCACCTTGCCATTCTCTGGCATCCCGGGCACTCGATATGTCCATTTGACGTCCTAATATTGAGGATCCTACACCTGGAATTAAACTAACAGCAGAACTTGCCAGACTTCCCAAACCTGATAATATACTTCCAAACACGATTACCTCCTAAAAATGGTCAATCAGCCCAGGCACACTGTAAATAGGCATCGGACGCACACACCTCATCGAAATGTAACTATCATATATAAAATGCGGCTCCGACGGCACTGCAATAACACGATCAATCGGAGGATTATCCTCAATAAATGTCGCATTAAGCGCGGGTGTCGCTCCGAACTCTACGCCCAGATGCCATGCATCCAACGTTTGGGGATCG